ATTCTCAATATAATCAATAGCTTCATCTTGAAGTCTTACATAATAATCATCTTCATCTGCTATTGGATAATCATTAATGAAATCATGCCAATTCATAGATGCTTTAAATGATTCTGTAATGTTGTCTTCATCGTAGCCTTTAGTCTCATCAATTAAGATACGGCAAGTCAAACGATCAACCGAACCAACAGCCCAATGACTAAAAGTTTCAATTCTGAAATCATTAGGGTATCTCTCAATCAAATCCTCAGTAATTACTTTAAAATTTGATTGATCCATAATATTTGAATCTCTTGATTGATCATGCCCAGCAAAGCCCCATGTTTTAAACATATCTTCATAACCCCAATAACCAAAGTCATCAGGTTTCTTCAATGCCATTTCAGCAAGTTTACTGATTGTGTAATTTCTAACATCTATCATTTTTAATACTCATCTCTTTCTTCGTAGTATCCAAATTCCTGTAGGTATTCCTTAGCTTCATAGAAATCAATTTTCTTATCAATATTGATAACTCCATTTGCAACATCTCTAATAACTAATGCTGCATCTTTGTTTGTTATATCACTAATACAATCTTCATCTTCACTAAGGCTAAAGTTACATTTTTCTATATAGTAAGTCCATACTGTGTCAATATTAATTAGAAAAAGATTATTGGCTTGTTCAATACTTAAATCAAGCCATTCTCTTCCTCTAGTTTCAATTGTTTTTCCATCTTGCATAATAGCAATAGGTTTAAAATTATTTTCAATTGCAGTTGCCCAACCAGCAATACAGCAAGCAGTACCACAATCTAAAGGCTCAATTAAACGTATAGAATCTCCTAATGGAGCATAATCTGTTTTCCAATACTCATCACCAAGGTAATTTTCTTTTTGTATTTTTTGTGAAATCCAATACTGCATTTCAAACTTATGCTCTGGCAAATTTTCAATGTAATCTGCAAGTTGCAACATTCTTTCCTTATTCATTAGTCTTTCCTAACTCTTTCTTTGCTTCTTCATCCCAATAACCTGGCAATTCTCTTTCAATTTCATAAACATATACATCTGCTTCTTCATTATCTGTATCCCAATGCATACAAACTTCACCATAAGAACCAAAATCATGATTAAACCATTTAATCCTAAAACGAATACCAAGACTTTCAGCAGCTGGAAACAATCTATTAAGTTGATTCATATAAGCAAACAATTCCTTATTTGCTCTATCAACATAACCATTACTTCCAACTTGAGCACAATCTTCTTCGTAAGGTGAAGATCCAATCTCCATATATTCCCTAGTCATTATTCTTCCTCATCTCCATCTTCATCAATATCCTCAAACATTTCATTCCAGCAATCCGGATGAGTTCCGCTAATCATAAACTCTCTATCTTCTTTTGGCATAAGTGGATATACATCTTGAACATATTGTTCATGTACAAACAATGCTTTATACTCATCGTAAGAAATACGAAATTTACTTTCTTCTCCGCAATGAAAACACTTACGGCTAAAACCGTAAGTATCCTCATCTATTTGGTAAACATTTGCTCTCATTTTATTTCTGCCTTTCTTTTAAACAGTTCTGGATTTTTCTTTTCAAGTTCATCATATGGGTTATACCACCATTCATCATATGATGCTACAAATGGATTGATTAATAATTCAACAGAACAATGAATTCGTTCTGCATTTGCAATAGTGCTATAAAACAAATCTAATTCTTCATAGCTATCAAATGGACCAAAAAATACTCTATCTGTTGATCTAGTATGATGTAATATCCATTGATATTTTGGTTTGTTATTCATCTTATCCTTCCAATAAGTCATTTCTTACATTCAAAGAAGTCAATTCCGACTTCTTAATCCAAAAGTAATTACATTTATGTAATAATGCTGGAGTATAAATCTTACGAAAAGCTCTTTCTCTTTCGTCAAGACCAATACGATTACATGTTTCATCTAAACAGTAATCATAACCAGCTTCATATCGTTCTTCAATATATTCATTTTTACAGATTTTACAATTCGCCATATTTTTCCTTATATTTGATTAACTCATTTGCATTGTTTTGATATTGAGTCATAATTTTACTTATTAGATTTGTTTGAGTTTCCATAACAGTTATAATTGATTTAATTTTATCTTCTAAAGAAGTAATCATCATTGTATAAATTACTTCATCGCTATTTACATCCATTGCTTTGTCTTTCTATATTACGTTAGCTGATATTTTAATTGATTGTTGATCTCTCATTTTTTGTACTTTGAGATCAATACAATTAAATTTAGCTGATTTTTTCAATGCTTTTACCATTGCTTTTTCCTCATCTACAGTAAGAGACTCAGTTGATAATTTAACTGTTTCCCAATAGCGAAGAGAAGAAACAATTTTATGCATTGCTTTTTCTATATCTGTTTCAAATTTTGGAATGTTATCATTCCAGCCAGTATTTGTAATCATTTTCTTATTTTCTTTCTTAATAGAAAAGCCGGGGCAAAAACCCCGGCTTTGTGTAATTTTTTTGTTTTTTAATTTGTAAATCTAAACTTTTTTCAATACCCAATCACCATCGCTATTCTGAACAGTAATAACTTTACTTTCTGAAAGAAGAATAGATATCATTTCTAATTGATACAAACGCAATTCTTCACGATATTCTTTAAGCAATACCCTGGTCAAATCATGATCATTAACATCAATCAGCTGCATATTCTTAATACTTTTACGAATCTGGATACGAGCCAAAGCCATAGCTAATTCTGTTCCTGCATCATCACCCCAATACGTTCTCTCATGTAATGCACTATCAAATAGTGAAGGAGTTTTCTTAACCCGAACAGTAGTGGAATACTCAATTTCACTCTCATCTATAAACTCAAAGTCCATTTTATTTACCATCTTCTTTCTTAACGACTTTTTCATAATTAATCACAAGGTCAATAAGAATACATAGACGCTGTACATCATAACTATTTTTATTAATCAAACCTTTTCTTAATTGAAAAGCAATTTTATCTAGTTGATTCATTGCTATCTCAAAAACACTTGTATTTTCAATATTTGTTTCCATTTTATATTCCTTTGTTTATATTATATTCTTCAGGAAAAGCACCACTAGAAGTCACAGTAGAACTTATATTTATACTTTCACCATTAGAAAACTTTGCAACATTTGTGATACTTGCACCAGTAACTGAATGCATACCTGAACGCCGAACTCTCATCACACGCCTTTTCATAACTATATCTGAACCATCAGGGTAAGCCAATTTGGGAGCTAAATCTAATGAGCGGCGATAAGCACGAATAAAACGCATAGCCGAACCTGAATCTATTTTACGACCTGTATCTGTAACAAATACATAACGAACACTCATGTTTTCAATAATCTTAATGAAATCTACGATCTTGCCGTAATCTTTTTTGCCATTAGTTAGTTGAGTACCAATTAGAGCAATTACCCTATTCTGATAGTCATCATTTGTTGTAGTCATATCTTAACCTTATCTTTTATGCTATGAATTACCACGTACAATGTCTCACTTATTTAGTGACATTATTGTGCCGATATGCCTAGTCTATCGGTTGGGAATTAGATTGACTGCTTAGAAAACAGATTTCTTTTGGAAAATTTAATAGCTCAATAAACCGCTCAATAAACGGATCGGATATAAATCCGTAAAACTCTAAAAGTTTAGATAAGCTTTAATATAAAAAATTAGCCAGGGGTAAGGCGTGTAATTTTAGTCAATTACTGTGCGTGTAATTTTAGCAATTCTTTGATGCAATGTACACCACGCAATATTTTAGCCAATACATAGGAAATTTTAGTATATTTTTGTGACCCTATATGGGTTCTATAAAAAATATCAAAAAGGTAAACTATTTGGGGTTTGGTATTTCTTGTGAATTGTTTACTAAGTAATCTATTAACTTACCTGTATATTTCATGCGGCCTAAATGAGTTAATTCAATAGAAGGGTCGGTCCAAATCTCACCATTCATGTCTTGCCAATAGCGACAAAATCCATAATCTTCAGATAAGAACCTTTTATCTTCATCTACATAAGAATTAAACAAAGCATAACCGTATTTTCTTTCCTCTTCATTAAGCAAACCAGTATCATCCATATATTGCAATTCAGGATGTTCTTCAAACATCTTCTCAAATACGCTACGCTTTATCAACATAAAACCAGTACCCGCATCATGAACAGATATAGCACCTTTATCGACAGTAATTTTTGAATCAGAAAAACGAACCGGATTGACAACAAATCTTACACTTGAGTCTAACAATTTATCTGGCTCAATTCCATTCTTTACCGCATCTGAAACTTTATTCCAGTTGATATCCTTAATAGGATAAGCTCCTGTCATAATTTCTTTATCATGCCATAGCATTTTTAAAATGTCATCTGGATTAAAAGATAAATCGACATCAATAAACATTAAGTGTGTGTATTCTTTATTAGCCATAAATTTAGCAACCAATTGGTTTCTCGCCCGGCTAATCAAAGAGTCAGACAATGTACTAACGGAAAACTTAAGGCCAATCTCTTTAAAACCAATTGCCGTTTTTAAAAACGACATAAAAAACGGTTCTGTTACCTGTTGATCATAACAAGGCAATGCAAAAAGCGGATGCCAATCTTTTATTTCATCGGATGTAATTTCTATTTCTTGTTCTTCAGTTGTAAGCATAACAAATAGTATACACAAAAAAACCCCCTTGCGTTTCCACAAGAGGGCTTTTATGTAATTATTAATTAATAATTATTTTGTTGTATTTTTTGTCTTAGTCTGAACGCCGGACACTTCTTTTGCATTAACAGTGTTTTCAGTAGATACATTTCCTGAAGCCTTAAAGAAGAGGCTTCCATCTGTTGCATCAAATCGGATAACAATATTGTAACCCAATTTCTTAGCCTGAGCACGGATACGCTGTTGCATTGAATTGTAAGCCTTACCCTTTTCAATTCCCTTGATGCAAAACTTATCCCCAGTCTTAACTGATTCGTTAAGAGCTTCGATAATCATTTGCAATTCTTCTGATACTCTGCCTGAGCGAGAGATTTCGGGGAAGTTATCTACTTTTTGAATACTAATGGACATTTTAATTTTTCCTTTTATTGTATGGATTGCGAGTAGGTCGCCCAACTCGTTGAAGATAACTATATCAGCATGGTAAGAGTAAAGATGCCCGTTTGAGGACTTTTTTAAAAAAATATATTTCTTGACACTATTGACGATTAAAAGGTTTCAGCCTTAATCTTGGTATTTTTCTTAGCAGTTTCTTGATCATTTTCATGAGTGTGCTCGTTTGCATTTTGCAATGCATTCTGCAGCTTTTTAATTGCTAATCTGCTTGCTGTTAATTCAAAATTCAAAGAAGAAATTTGACTGTTCAATTCTGCAACAATTTCTTCAAGGCTTACTTGAAGGTCTTGCTGTTGATTTATATGAGTTCTATCCATTTGTCCACCTCCTCCTTATTCATAGTGTTTACATCAATAAATTGCTGAGTTTCTTTATTATACATATGTACGCTACCAAATTCTTCAAAATCGTCATCCATTTCAAAAACTTTACTTGGCTCTAATATTTCAATTTCTATTTCTGAGTCCATTGCGATATGATCCAAACAATTAAACACAGACCCGGCTAAAGCATCTGCCAAGTCTTTAGAGCCAGTAGTAGGGTGATCAATTTTGTTATTTCCATATAGTCTTAATTTAAGAAGTTCTTCCTCAACTAATAGCTCATTCCAATAGCCTCTTAATCTCGTATCATACATACAGGACATTAATGTATCATAATCCGTCTTCTTAACGCTGTGGAAATCTGAATTGATTCCCATACTTCTTAAACTCTGAATCATTTCAATAGATTGCCAACGGTCAAATGTAACCAATGCAACATCAAATTTTCTATGCAGATCAACAATCATTTGTCTAATTGATGCAAAGTTAATTTCTGCACCAACAGTTGCTTCCCAAGAATAAACTAAGTCAACATTAATAATAGGTAATGTTTCAATACCCATTGATGTTTTAATTTCTTTAAAGCCGGCGCAATGGCTCATACAAAGAGCTGCCCTATCTCGCTTCAAAGCCAAGTCAACATGAATAAATCTAGTATGACCATCACTATTATTAAACCAAGGTTTAAAAGTTCCTTCTTCATTCATAGGGTCTTCCCTATACATAAACGCTTTTCTAACCTGATCTGCATCTCTAAAGTATGCGTCTTCCATATTCGGTGGTTCACATTCAAATCTAGCCCTAGCCTGAATAGGATTACGAATATATTCTGATTCTAATTGCTCTCTCTTAATCGTAGGATTAACTTCCCAAGTAGCTGCTTTCATTGACCAAGTTTTTGGCTCTTTATTATTCCTAGAATCAAAATATCTCTGCTGAATAAAGTCACCTTTATAGCGAGGGAAAGACAAAAGAATAACTTTACCGACTTCTGGAAAACGAGACATAACAGATAACTTACTCATGTTGTAAATAGCAGAAGCAGAACCTTTCGATCTTGTTTCACCTTTCAATTCCACATCAGTTTTAAAAGCTGCAATTTCATCCAAAATGATAGTCATAACTTCATAACCTTCCCAACCTTCACTTTCAGAGTGACCAGAAAAACATCTAACAGGTCTACTAAAGAAAAATATTTCAGAAACTCTAGGTTCAAATCCAACTTCATTAAAG